GAACGAGAGGCTAATGCACTTAGAAGTCTATAACAAACTTGAACCAGATGAATTAAAAGTTGTGGTTGCTTTAGATACAATGAGTGTTAGCAGATGCTCACCTATTGAGGTAAAAGAGCATTTAAAAACCTGTATTGCTTTAAGCGGATGCCAAATACCATCAATAGATTCCTTTCAATTCCTTTGCGAATTTGTAATAAAGAATTACGGAAACTTTAAACTAAAGGAACTTGGAGTAGCTTTTGAACTTTACGCAATGGGGAAATTATCAGTTGACAAAGCGATTATGTTTACCCCTAAATTCTTTGGTGATGTGATGGCAGCTTATAAGCCGATAGCTTTGCAAGTAAGACAAAAGACCTATGTAGAACCGCAACCAGTAGAAGTGCCAAAAATCAATGATGATGAAATTATTGAGGCATTATACGAAAATTGGAATAAGTCGGTTAAAAGAGGCTGGGAGTTGCTAAATACAATGGCTTTTGATGTACTATGGAAACGAAAGGAACTAAACAAGGAGAATTTAAGCCAAGAGAAAGCAGATCAAATAAAGAAAAAGATAATAGCACATTACAAGGTAAATGCTAAAACACCTAAAGACTTAGAGAAATTAAATAACGAAATATTTATCAAAAACGAGTGCAAACGTTACACTTTGTACCTATTTTTACAAAACCAATTATGAAACAATTAACATTTATTTACGAATTAGCAAAGTTTATGCTGATTAGCGTTCCTTTAGCTTGTTGCATTTATTTAACTGCACATTTATACTTTGAAATAAAACGATTATTGAGATGACAGGAATAGACAATAACATTGAGGTTAAATTAATTTATTTAGATACAAAAGAGGAAATATGGTTTAGGTCAATAGCAAAGGCGATTAGGTTTTTAGGTACTGACTATAAAACCATTATGACCTATATGAACCCAATAAACAAAAAACGCTACAAGCATAACGATAGACTTTGTGTTGTTAGATTGAAAAAGTAACCCTAATTTTGCTTTATGCCATTGATACCTTTACCAAAGTTGTTAGAAAAGACCCAAAAGGTAGTTAATGCTTACATAAGGAAAAGGGATGAAGGATTGCCTTGTATTAGTTGCGGAAGCTACAATGGTAATCAAGCTGGACACTACTTTACTGTTAAAGGTTATTCGGCTTTACGTTTTAACGAATGGAACATCCACTTGCAATGTGCTGGATGCAATATGTTTAAACACGGCAACCAAGCAATGTACCGAATAGGCTTAGTTGAAAGAATAGGTGAAAAAGCGGTGAAGGAGTTGGAGTTTGAGGCGGTTAACAATAGGCTAAAGAAATGGACAAGAACTGAATTAAACGAACTAATTGACAAATATCAGTAACATATTTGAAACGTGCAAAGAGCAAGAAATAGCAGGTTATCCTTGCTATGTTTTTGATATTGATGGAACTACGCACTATGTATTTGGCGAAACACAGGAACAAAGATTTGATTTTATGGCAGATTTAATAAATAAATATGGCGAAAGTAAGCAGCAATAACAAAGTCAGCTTTGGCAAAAGAAAGTGTGGCAAGTACAAAAAGACATCTGGTCCAAAGGACAAACCAGTTAAACCTTACAATAAACAAGGGCGATGAAAAATACTTTAAGTAAAAGACTATATACTTGTAAGTGCAAATCCATAGTTGAAGGATATGCTTGGGAAAACGAACTAACTACTATTCAATTTATGTGCAATAAATGTGGCAATTGGGTAGGCTTTGAGCAACTAAAAAAGAAAGTAATTGTGCAAATGCCATCAATACGAACACCAACAAAAAACCGATAATGAACATCAACGAAATCAAGCCTAATCCAAATAACCCAAGAATTATCAAGGATGAAAAGTTTAAGAAGCTGGTTAAGTCAATCCAAGACTTTCCACAAATGCTTGAACTTAGACCAATAGTAATAGATGAAAATAATATTGTTTTAGGTGGCAATATGAGGCTAAAGGCTTGTATTGAAGCTGGACTTAAAGATGTACCTGTAAAACAAGCAAAAGAACTTACCGAAGAACAAAAAAAAGAATTTATTGTAAAAGATAACGTAGGATATGGCGAGTGGGATTGGGATGACCTTGCTAATAATTGGGATGAACAATTACTTACCGAATGGGGATTAGATATACCAAATTTTGAACAAGAAGTATTAGAGGCAGAAGAAGATGACTTTGCCGTTCCAGATGGCGGAAGTGAAACGGACATAGTATTGGGAGATTTATTTGAGATAGGAGAACACAGGTTACTTTGTGGTGATAGTACAGATAGCGACCAAGTGGCAAAGCTAATGAACGGACAAAAAATAGATTTAGTTTTTACAAGTCCACCATATAATAGTGGTGATGTTGCAATGCGTGGTGGTGGTAAATTTGCATTTGGTAAAACAGGTGCAAAAACTTTGTATGAAAACTTCAAAGATGATAAAACACCAGAAGAATATTTTGATTTTTGTATAAATATTTTAAATAATATTAGTTTATATGTTAATGAATTACATAGCATATTTTGGAATGTATCATATAATGCTAATTCAAGAGATAATTATGGTAAAATTGTTTTTTCTGATATAAATCCATTTTCAGTAAAAGAAACAATTATTTGGAATAAAGGTGTAGCAATACCAATAACAAGTGAAGGAATTTTAAGCAGAAATAGTGAATTTGTATTTTTAATGTCAAAAGGACAAAAATACTTGACAAATCAAAAAATTGGTGAAAATTCAGTTTATTGGAATACTTGGAATATATCTTCATCTGGTAGTCAAAAAAATGAACATAAGGCTTGTTTCCCAATTGAATTACCATTTAAAGCTATTGAAGATTTTAGTAAATTAGATAGTTTAATATATGAGCCATTTATGGGTTCTGGTACAACAATGGTTGCTTCACATCAACTTAAACGCAAATGCTATGGTATAGAACTTGACCCTAAATACTGCCAAGTAATTGTTGACAGAATGAAAAAACTTGACCCTTCATTGATTATCAAGAAGAATGGGGTAATTTTGTAATACAGGTAAAAAACAGGTAACTTATGGCATTTCCAAATATAGATACACAATTTGAAAAAGGGGTAAGCGGAAACCCTAACGGAAGACCTAAAGGTGTTCCTAATAGCAAGACAAGACTTTTACGTTTATTGGAGTTAGTTACTAAGGTACGAAACCCAGTAACAGGCGAAGATGAGGAGTTTACAATAGCTGAACAATTAGATATGCAGATTATAGCAAAGGCAAGGAAGGGCGATTTAAAGGCTTATGAAATCCTTTTGGATAGATTAGAGGGCAGACCTAAACAAACAACCGACATAACCGCTGACATAAAGGGTAATGTGCAAATAACCATAGAACCAGATGCAGATTGTCAACCAATTAAAGATTAAGGCTACTCCTGTCTTTTATGCCAATAAAAAGGCATACGAGGAAGGTTATCCGATAATATGCAATGAAGGTGGGTCAAGGTCAAGCAAAAGTTATTCCGTTGTTCAGTTACTAATCCACATTGCTTTAACCAAGCCTAATACAAGAATTTCGTGCGTTTCTCATTCCCTACCACACATCAAGCGTGGAGTTTATAGGGATTTCAAAAACATACTTGAACAATGGAATATCTGGGATGAAAAGGATTTTAGGTACACGGATTTCATTTATACATTTAAAAATGGTTCTTACATTGAGTTGTTCGGTCTTGAAGACCCAGACAAAGCAAAAGGACCAGCAAGGGATATACTATTCGTAAACGAGGCAAACCTTATTAGTAAGGCTTTGTTTGACCAGCTTTTGATTCGTACTACTGGACAATCATTCTTAGACTGGAATCCAGCCGACTTTATTTCTTGGGTATATGAAGTAGCCGACAATCCAAAGAACAAACGCATCCATTCTACCTACCTAAACAATATCTCAAACCTTAGTGAAAGCCAAATAAGAAACATTGAGCAATACAAAGACTTACCGGATGACTTTATGTGGAAAGTTTACGGCTTAGGGGAACGAGGCTCTGCAAAGGAAATTATTTATACTCAATGGAAACAATATGACCAAGCACCAGATGGGGATGTGTTTTATGGATTAGACTTTGGTTATGTTCACCCAGCTGCTTTAGTTAAGGTTACGCACTATGAAGGACAAAACTACTTTGAGGAAATAGTTTATCAAAGCGGACTTACTCTTAGCGACCTATCAAGATTGATTAAAGAGAAACTACCAGAACGTGCAACTATCTATGCGGATGCTGCCGAGCCTAAATCAATTGAGGAACTTTACCGACAAGGATTTAATATCAAACCAGCACAAAAGGATGTATGGGCAGGAATAGTTAAAATGAAGTCTTATCCAATAAACTTGCACTACAATAGCAAAAACCTTAGAAGGGAGTTTATGTCTTACAAATGGAAAAAGGATAAAAACGATAACGTTATAGAAGAACCTGTAAAGGCAAATGATGACTTGATGGATGCTTGTAGGTATGCCGTGTTTACGCATTTAACCAAGCTAAAATTTGAGGTGTCGGTATTTTAGGATAAATTGTCTAACTTTGTTAAAATTCATATATAATGGGATTACTTGACTTTTTTGGTAAAAGACAAAAACTATCTACTGTACTACCACAAATTCCTTT